TTTTCTTACCATTTACGTATGTTTCAACAACGGTTATTTCCTCCCCTTTGGCCTTTTTTTGCATTACAAAGCTGTTTGAGACTGCTATCCAAATTCCATTAAATATGCAGACGTGCCACATTAAAGCGTTGTCTACTTCGTATTGAGTTTTCGGCCCTGCTATGCCTACGATTTTCTTCGACCTTTCTTTGGCTCTTTTCCTTGCTTTTATAAGGTGACGGGCTTTATAATTGTAGTAAAAGTAAGCCCCAACGCATAACAATATCGGAAATACGAATATTGTTATCATTATTTCGGAATTACTCATTATAATTGCATAAAATCCCATCCATACAAAAACAACCCTTTAGCCCAACGAAAGACCAATCCCAATGCAAAGGGGGCTACTGTTGTAAGTAAAATTAAGGCTATTCCTATTTCCCACCATTTAAGGGGCTTGGCTGGTTCTTCCTGTTGTTCTTGTTCTTCTGATTTTTCTGGTGTTTCCATGGCTAATTTTGTGTTTTATTTGTAATGAATTGAATGCTAATGTACAAAAATTAATCCCGTGTTTGCACTACCAAAATTTCCATTTCTAAATCCTCGTATTTTTCTGTTAATACACTTTTATCGCTGAACTCTGCTGTTGCACACTTATCTAAAAATTGGTCTTCGCGGCCTTCCATGTATGCGAATTTAAAATGTGTGTAGTCAACCGGATGTTTTTGTGTCGCTTGGTAATTGTCAAATGCTTTTTTGCATTCGATTTCGACTGTTGGGTGCCATTGCATACTCATTTTATTTGTCTTTTTGCGAATTCGTATAGGGCATCGGATGTTTCTTTTGCTGTTGGATCTTTGTTAATGTCGTTAGAAACACGAAGCATTATCTCTTGATTACTTAGCCCGAATTTATTGGGCATTATTCTTTCTTTGTCTGTGCCCCTAATTAATTGCTGTTTTGATGAAATAACACCTCCCGATAAAAAGGCGTTGTTCCACATTTTTAAATGTCTACTAAACCCGCCCATAATTATAGGTAGCCGTATTAACATACATTCAAATTTGATTTGATACCTCGCTTTTCTTATTTGCTTTGCTTTTTCAGCGTACCCGAAATGGTCTGTGAATATCATCATGAATGCCCCCTTCTTAATTGTATTAACAGATTGTGAATTCCGCGTCCATCCTTAATTGATTTTCCACTTGCCCAACCTTTATATGGGTAAAACATGACTTTACTGCCTTTGTACTGAAATTCGATTCTAGTCTTATCAAAAATTTTGGTGATAATCCCTAAATCTGTTAGTTTTCCAACTGCATACATCATTCTTTCCGCTTGCACTTTTTTTTGATTTGATCCTCCTTTAATCTTTGTCATGGCTTGTTTTTTCGTTCCAATCGTTTACGGCCTTTTCGGGGTCTTCATTCATTGCGTGGTTTTCGCAGCTTGTGCAATTAAGTTCGAATACTTTGAATGCCCCCTTGCCTTTATTAATTGGCACGGTGCCCGATATAAATTCAGGCGGCCTTTTGCAGTTGTTGCAATCGTTTATGGTGGTTAGTTTAATACCGTGCTTTTCAGTTGGGGCAGCTTCTTTTTCCTCGGTTTTTGTTAGCATTTCTTTCGCGTGGTTGGCAACCCTGTTTTTAATGGCGTGGCCGTCTTTGGTGTTTGGGGCAATGCACATGGCCCAATACATAAAACATTCGGCTAAGTACTCCCTAAATAGATTAAATCGTGGTTTCATTGGCTTGTTTTATTTGGATTACTCCCCGGTTAAGCAGTGCGAAAAAACAATCGGCTGTCGCTTGCGTGTCTGCGCTGGCATCGTGGGCGTTGGCAAAATCTTTGAAGAATAATGCTTTGTATAATTCCTTGAGGTTTGGATTTTTTGGATGTCCTTTTTTGTTTTTGGCCTGTGCAACTTCTTTTCCCTGTTTCATTGTGCAAATCATTTCGGGCCATTTGTATTCGTTTAGTGGGTCTTTTTGGCCTAACCTGAATAATTCGGACTTCACCATTACGCGGTCAAATCGTTCGTTATGGGCTATTAAAAAATCAGCTAATACCATTGTTGTTATAAATTCGGCCAAAACTTGGTCAATAGGAAACCCGTGTTCTTCACATTTTTCAGTTGACATTTTGTTATCGATGAAAAATGGGTCGTCTGTTGGTATTGTCCACCCGTCCGGCTTAATAAAATAATCGCGTTCGTGGATTAGTATTTGTTCGCTGTTGTACAATTGCCACGATAGTTGAGTAATGCGGGGCCATTTGTCGAGTTCATCCGCTATTTTATCAATGCTCCGGATGCGGTTGCTGTTTGTTTCGGTGTCGAATATTAAATACATGGCTATTGGTCGTTTGTTCCTGAGTGTAGGTTTAATTGGCTTTCTCCCGGCAAAAATGCGCGTTCGAATACAATAATTCCGTTCTGATTTACAAACTTCATTATTCCCTCTTTGTGGTCAGGAAATAAAAATACAACTTCGGTAAGTTGTTCTGTTTTGTGTTTGATATTGTGGGTTAATTCTCCTCGGTCTGATTTTAAAGGATCTATTTCTCTTTTAAATGCTGCAACTAAATCTGCTTTTTCTTCTTCTTTGTCGGATATTTTTATTTGAACTTCACCCAATTTTACGCGTTTTTCAGTTAGTTCCTCATCGGTGAATTTATGAGTATAGGAAATTGTTTCTGTTGTTTCGCATCCGTTGGTTAGGGCTTCGATTCTTTCTTCGTCCTCCATTAATTTAAACCTGTTTTCTAAATCCATGTTATTTGTGTTTATCTGTTAGTGTTTGAATTCTGTATACTTTGCAGGGGAATGTGTTGTGCTTATCGGCAAAGGTAAAGTCTTCGCCCCGATGGAATGAATTTCCATTTATATCAACCCACAACCAAACCTCGCCCTGAATCTTGCGCTTTGGTAAAATGCCCGGCACTTTGTTTATCCAATCCTGCCTACTTCTCAATTCGAAAAGCAATTCGCCCTGTACTTGTATAGTTTCAACGCTCATTTTTGAAGTAGTCAATTTGTGAAAAATCAAATAGGAATTGTTCAAATGAAGACCGAGTATAAATTTCTATGTATAACGGCCAAAGAACGTTCAGTTCGTCCTTTGTAAAATTGTTTTTGCTGAATTTTATCATGGCTTAATTAGTTTTTAATTAAACCCCGACACCGTTCGGCATCGGGGGCGGCACTCTCATTTGTCGAGGTTCAGTACCATCCCCTCTCTTTTTATTCGGTTGTGGCGTGTGAAAGATTCGAACTTTCTTGCTGCAATTGATCCTTTCGGCTTTACTTGTTATCAGCATCAGGGCTTTCCTGACTGGTCTGCCATTATCCATACACGCCTTGTTGCACTAATACAGGATTCAATACCTGCAACACGCTTGGTTCTACGGGCTCAGGAATCGAACCCTTGCTCTTGGTCATTTGCATACCGCCCCACGTGTACCTACTACCTTTTCGTGCGTTGCATAGCTGCATGGGTTAGCTGCCCACCGCTAGGCTATTCCGCCAATTAGTGCAATTTTAATATCATTACCCTGTCAACCTATTGCAGTATGTTGAACTCACGACTGATCAAGACCTATTTGATAAAAGTCAAACGTCAAGGGACATAGAGTCTTTCCGTATGCGCTACAACGCTAGAAAGCAGGGTAATATCAATACGTTAAAGAACAATCATTCAGTGCTAATTGCCTATATTATATCTAGTCCAATTGTTACCGAATTTTATATTTATATCTGAAATTATTGTTTGTTTAGTTGTGGCTTTGCTGTAAAATGAACCAACAAAACTGTCTCCGTTATACACTTCTAATTTTGTCCACATAATCTTTAATATTGTGTCGAGTAGGTCATGGCTAATTGCTTTTCGTAAAACTACCAAAAAAGTAGCACATAAACAACCCTTAATCTAAATAAAACACAACCTCTTTAAACATCTCGTTTAATTTTCGGTCTAATACGTATTGTTTTCTCGTTTCGTGTTTTGTTGTTCCGTTGTGGAACTTTTCAATGTGGCAAGTATCGCACACTATTAACAGGTTTTTTTTGTTGTGTAGTTCTGGATGGTATTGCGCCTCCGACCTGAAAATAATGTGGTGACAGTGGAATTTAAACGATTGGATGGTATCACATCTCCGGCAAAATAAATGCCCGTGCTCATCAAGCATTTCATCAATTACCTGCTTTCTGTTCTTTTTGTATTGGGATTCGTTTGGCATTAAATTAGTGACATTTGTTGAACTTCATCTTTGAATCTATTTTCAGCTAATTTTAGGTTTATTTTAGCTTGCTTGAAATAGCTGTCTTTCAGTTCAATTCCTATAGCTTTTCTGCCTAATGAAACAGGGCTATAAACCTCACTGCCAACACCCATAAACGGAGTTAAAACAACCTCGCTTTTGTTTGAATACAGCTCTACTATCCTATCGATTACATCTAACTGTAATGGATGCACGTGCTTTTCGTCATCTTCTTCTCTGCTGTCTCTAAATGGTAATACTTCATCTATTCTAATGTCATCCCAAATAGAGCTCGCATACCGTTGCCAAATGTAATGGCTGAGTTTGTTGGTTTTGGGGTCTTTGTGATCTTTGAATTTTTTGTTAAGATATTCCCAAAGCTGCGCCTCGTTAACGCTTGATTTGTTTGCATTATTCCAAGCCGTTAATATGTTCGGTAAAATTGGAATCTCCCCAAAATATCTTTTTAATCCGTTTGGATGTGTTACCGGAACTTCGTTTTCGCCCTTCTTTGTGAAAATTAAAACATAATCCGGCATAGCCGTAAAACACTTTGTAGAATCTTCTACAATGAATTTATGCATAAGGCTTTGAACCATTGTACGCATACGAACTTTTAACGGCTCTTTCCAAATGGTTATACGGTTTCGATATTCAAACCCGTGTTTTTCATGTAGTTTAATTATCTCGTGAGGAAAGTCCCAAAGCCTACAAGTATTGTCGAATACATCTGCACAATGAACCGCATTAATACGGCCGGGCTTTGTAACTCTTGCCATTTCCTTTATCAAAAAATCATACTGCTCTAAAAATTGTTCTTTATTTTCGCAGTTTGAAAAATCTCTTTCTGAACTCGAGTAATTATATAGCCCGGCAAAAGGAGGAGAATAAACTGATAAATCAATAGATTCTGATTTTAATTCGGGTAGCACATCCATGCAGTCTCCTAAATACATTGAATAATTGTCTTCGTGTGCTTGATCTTTAACTTTACTGTTCATGGCTTTAAATAAAATTAGGTTTGATTATAGTTTTATCGAATTCTTTTACTTTATCTTCAAATGATCTATTGACATTTTTGGTTAAATTTTTATGCAATTCAATGGCTTTTTGTGTTTTCTGTTGTAGGGCTTGTAGTATTCTTGTCTGCCCGTCCGAAATTACCAAATCAATGACAACATTTCTTTTTTGCCCGAACCTCCAAAACCTTCGAATTGCTTGGTAATACTGCTCATAACTGAAAGTAGGAAAGAAAACAGAGTGGTTGCAGTGCTGCCAATTCAACCCCATTCCAGTCATTTTAGCTTTTGTTATTATTCTTTTTATTTCGCCATTGGCAAAGGCTACTAAAATTTCCTCTTTTTTATTAATCGACATGCTTCCCAATATTTCAATAGCTTCGGGATCTAATTCTTTTAACCTTTTGCTTTCTTCGTTTAAATTGCACCAATAAACAGACGTTTTACCCTCCGCTAATTCAACAGATTTTTCACATCTTTGGACTATTGTTTGTTTTTGTTCATGCCTTATTTCATTGAAATTTTTGGCAATTATATTGAACATCTGCACCTGTCCCCCTACATCTATTACAGATTCATTAACTACTGTATGCTTATTTATAATTAATTCCGGCAGAATGTATCTTTCATCGCTAAAGCCTAAATCACTAGGCATTTTAACCATGATGGACCACTGATTAACCCACGCAAAGAAATCCCTTTCTGCATGTGGCTTTAGGTAGAACTTTTCGCCTATATTTCTATTATTTGAATCAACAGAATTTTGATTGTTTTTAAAGAACTTTCCGAGCATATCAATGTACCCCATATACCCCAAAGCCTCAGAACTTGTACCTAATTCAATGAAATCGTTAGGTGAGGGGGTTGCTGTACTTAAAAATCTGTACGGTATTTTCTTCACGAATGCCGTTACTTGTGCTTTTATTTTACCATCGAAGTTTTTCAGAATAGAACTTTCATCTAAAATAACCCCTACAAAATCTTTGCTATCAAAAAGATGCAATCTTTCATAATTGCAGATAACTATTTTTTTAGTAAACTTCCCGTCTTTTGAGTATTCGATATCGTCTATGCCTATTTTTTCAGCCTCTAAAATAAACTGAAAGGCAACGGCTAAAGGGGTAAGTATTAAAACGTTTTTATTTGTGTGGTTTATGATGTTTTTGGCTATCGCTAATTCAATTAAGGTTTTGCCCAATCCAGTGTCGGCAAACACGGCCATCCTTCCCTTTTCAATGGATTTATTAATAATGTACTTCTGAAAATCAAATGCTATTTCTGGAAAATAATTTGCTTTAAATCCAAAATTTCCAATAGTATGCTTTTTGCTTTCTAAAAAGTCTTTGTATTTCATGGCTGATCTATTTTGATGTAATATACTAATTTCTTTTCAGTTTAATTTGCTCCAACAATTCCGGTTTAGCTGTACACCATCCCTGTTTTCCTTTGTGTGGAATAGGAATAATTGGTTGTACATCTTCGTATATGTGGCAGTAAAGGGATTCATTGAACATTACAAAACACGCGTCTTCATCGGCTTTTTCCATTTTTCGGCAATCGACTAAGCGGCCAATTTCAATGATGTGTCCCGGATTTTCTCTAACCCCCATCCCGTTCAATGTTACTAAAGCGTTTTGGGTTTGACGTTCTCCTGAGATTCCAATCATTTGCATTTCAGTATACGCTTTTTGCGCTGCATGAATAAGCACCAACCCCCTATAATTGGTGTTCCATGTCCTTGTTTCAATTTTTCCCGCAAGCATAAGCGTTGCAAATGGTTCTTTCCAGGTAAGTACTCGTACTGGCTCATTTTTAAACATTTCTAACATCTTTTTTTCCTTTCGTCTGATTCGTTTTTCGGGTATATCGTAACGTATGTGGCACCTTTGACAAAGCGCGGCCAACCTTTCATCTTTGACTTCCCAATTGGTTTCATCGTGGTCTAAATGGGCAATTGTTAAAACAACCTTGCTCCCGGTTTGCGGGTGTGGCTTATAATTTTCGGCCCCGCAAAATTTACACTTATGGTTTTCCCTGATTAGTATCCTTTGCCTGATTTGTTTCCAATCGGGAGGGTACTTGCTGTAATCACACGGCATCTTCTATTTCTTTCAATTTTCTGCTTAAAATCGAAATCCTTTTTTCTACTGCGTCCATGGCCTCGGCTTCATCGTACTCTTTTTTCAGTAGTGATAATTGTTGTTTCATTGCATCTAATACGTTTCCTATTGATTTAAATCTACTGGTCATTGACCAATACAATCCGGATGCTTTTTCATACGTTTCCATTTCTTCAATTGTGTTTACTCTGGATAATCTTTCTGCTGCTGAATCGGACACGGTTTTAGCGAATCTTTCGCGCTTCAGCATTTTTAGATGTTCGTGGTTCGATTTTGCGTGGTGCATTGCTTGACAAACTTCCCCCAATACGGTAGCATACCAATCACTCAACCCGGCCAATTGTTGCCGCTTGTGCTTTAAATCGTTTATTCCAACGAAGTCAGAGGGTAATTCCCTGTACCATTCTACAATTGAGTCAATTTCTTTTACTGTTGTTTCCATAATGTATTAATTAGTGTTTGAATCGCTTCTTTTGCTGGTATTCCCTTATTTGTCAATACAACTAAACTGGCTAAAAGATCAGGCAACATCGGTCTTAACAATACATTTAACTCCATTGCCAAAAACAGAGACATTAAAACATCGTTTAAATCAACCTCACCATTAATTATGGTGCCTGTGATTTGTATTGTGGCCTCTCTTTCGGTGGCTTTAAAATAATTTTTAGCAATATCTAATATCACCGCGCCCTGTATGGCTGTAATCCTGTGATAACTGCAAAATTCATTTCTTGTCATTTCTGTATCATTTTTAAAAACCTTGCAGCCGCTTTTTTTTGGTGCAACGCTTGACATATTAATACTTCGTTGTTTTCGTCAATCCTGCGATAAATAGGCATTCTGTTCTCAAATCCTACCTCTGCCTCCTTTGGGTCAATTTCAGTGAATTCGTGTGTGTTTAAATCAAACTGAAATAACCGCTTACCTTTTAATATCTTGACTTTGTAAAATTGCATTCGTTGGCACCTTTTTAGTGCCAACCAATTTAAGTATAAATTATTTGCATTGCGGCTCTGAATCTAGCGCATAGCCATATTTATCACCATAATAAGTTTCGTTTTTGATGGTTGTTTTTGTTGTAAGACATTTTGTGCATTGCAATATTTCAACGTATTCGTGTGTCTGAATTTGTGATCCTGTTTTCGGTGGTTTTGGATTTACTGTGTAAAGTTTTGGTAATTCGTATTCCTTGCAGTTAGAATCTTTACAATAAAATGTATGGTCTACTTTTTCATCAACTTTTGATTTAATTAGAGAACCACGATATGTTAACACCCCTAAACATTCAGCACACAAAAACCTATCATCTTTGACTGACGTTTCTTTTGGTTCTTGTAAAACACACCATTGACACTGCCTTTTGCATTTAATTTTGTCCTCTTTACAAAAGAAAGGCGGCGCGGGTTCTTTGCCTATGTTGTAATCTACTATTCCCTCGATTTGGGTTATTATTTCGTGAGTGCTTTCCGGTAATTCGGTAAGTCTACTATTTAATTCGTCAACCAATCCGGCTGCTAAATACAATAGTCGGGATGCCGTTTTGAACATTTTCGTATTAGCCTCAGAATCGGGGTGCTGTTTTGGAATGTATGCAACCGCTGTATTTTTGCAAACTATGGCGTCCTGATACTCGGTGTGGGTTTCAACTGTGAAGTTGCCTTGTGTGTGCTTTAACATGTTACCTCCGTGTTTTCTTTGGTTCCTTTATTCTTACATTTACATTTCACTATTCCGTAGTTTTCGGGGTGTCTGTTTAGGTACTCACCTTCCCCATTACAAGTTCCACAAACCAATTGTTCGTTGGTTTCCGTAGATGTTGCTTCAATAACTTCATCTTTCATTTCATCATATTCGCCCAATACTTTTCGAATCTCTTTCATTTCTGGCGAATTTTCGTAGTATAGCTTGAACACTATCGGATTAGGATTAGGTTCGTTGATGTCGTGCCAATCCTTTATAGTTTTTACTGCTCTTAATAGAACGCTTCTTGGTACTAAATATTCATATTTTCCCATAATTACTACTGTATTAGTTTAACAAAGTCCTGTCCTTTTTTAGCGTGTTTTTTAAAGCAATCAACCGCGATTAAAGAATAGGCTCGGGTTTCTATTTTATGATTTTCTGGCTCGGTTGCCCGTTGGAAAGGGTTGGCAAGTTTTTTATCGTCTTTTTCCTTTAAAAACAATTCTTTTGCTTCTGCTTTTTTACTTTCGAAAGCCTTTTTATTTAACCATGTGCATTTGTTTCTTTCAAAAAAATGGTACCAACTATGTCCGGTCGAGTAAGAATTTAGCTTAAATGATTCGGGGGTTTTTCGATACATTTCGGCCTCATAATTCATACATTCAGCCGTTTCGGTATCGAGTTCGGTTTGTGTTGGAATCGCTTTTTCTTTGGTTTTAAACCTTGCTTGTTCGCGCTGCCGTTTTTCTTCGAGTGTTAATTGTCGGCTGTCGGTAGTCATTCGAAAGCTTTTTTCACTGAATTCGTGCTTTAAAATTGAGCACATTTCCATGATTCTGTCGGCTGCCCGTATGCCATAAAATTCCTCCAACTGGTTAAATGGTAGGTTTGATGTTCCGTAGGTTATAAATCCGTTTGACCTCCATTTTTCGTATCGTTCAATTAACACGTATTGCACCACGAAAAGCCTGTCGCCATAATGCGGGGTTGTTTTGTTTCTTTCTTCCAAATCAAACTCCCCGCCAAGTTCGTCAATTAAAAGCCGAGGCGCGTTTATGTATTTGAGTAGCGCGTTCCGGCCTCCTTTACCTGGCAGCGGGTTTGAAAATTCACTGCACATTGTTTTTGTGTCGCCCATTACAAAAGAAGACAGTTGTTTACGGAAAAGCATCGATTTGACAACTTCAAATGAAAACGTTTTTCCCTGTCCTACGCTGCCATGCAACAAAACTCCTTTTCCAAATGGCATAACAGTGTCCGTCCGTAACCTAAAAAAATGGTTTACTAAATGGGCCAACTGCTTTTCCATTGCAGGATTTGCCAGCATTACCGTTATAAACATTTCGGCTTCCTGCTTGTATGCAGCATAAAGTTTCTCGGCTATTTTTATTTTTTCCATTCTACTCCGGGGGTTTGTTTTATTTCTACTTCTTTTTCGGGCTGCTCGTTAATTGCGTGGTACTTAAAAAAGTTCTTTTCAATTAAAACGTGTTCGGGATTGTCGTTTTTTGTTTGAATCGGCCAATCAGCTTTTAACATTTCTTTAATCGCTATTTCAAAATCAGGCTTTTTCATTCCCTTTGCGATCAATTTATTTAGGTTTTTTTCTGCATTGTCACTAATTGCACTTGTTTTCCTTTTTGAATTCCTCGCTTTCATTTTTAGTTTATTGAATAATTCTAAAAACTGGCTTTTTCCGAATTTCAATTCAATCTCTTTTTTCTCATCAGGAAATAGAATATTTTCTTTTACTTCTTTTGTTTTAGGTTTATGGTTACTAGGTTGTTGGTTAGTAGGTTTGTTTATGGTGGCAATGCTTTGTACAGTGCTTTGGCTTTGCTTTGGCTTTGCTTTGGTAATTGCTTTGGGTAGTGCTTCGGCAGTGCTTTGTACAATGCTTTGTACAATGCTTTGTACTTTTTTACCAGAGCAATTGTTAAGGGTTATTTTTACCGTTGTGGATGTGTATTGGTTTTTACTCCATTCAATTACCTCAATTGCTCCCCAACTTTCGAGATCAACCAAAGTGGCTTTGTACGTGCGGTAATTCTTAATACCTAACACCTCCATTGTGTGATCCGTTGGCAACCCAAATTCATCAGTCCAATTCAATCGGTTGTTAAGGCTGCTAATCCAATAAAACAGGCCAAAATGAATAGGCTTTCGGTTCGGCTGTTTTAATGCCAATTCAATGAAAGCCTTTTCAACTTCGTAGCCAGTTAGTTTTTTGTTTTCAGCCATTAATTTGATCTTCAAAATAAACAACTACCTGATCTTCGTTGCTTTCGTCTTCGTCTATCAGGAATTTACCGAAAGGTAAAGTATCCGTAATAATCATAACCGTTTTACCAGAGGGTCTTTTGTTTGGAGCGCGTGGCGTGTAAGCGCCCCCTCTATAGTCCATTTCAGGAATTTTAATAGTAATCTTTTCCGAGTCCCATTTAACGATAATAGAATCATTATTCATTATCTGGTTGTGACTGTATAGCATGGTATTAGTGATCCCGACTTTAGAATTATGGGAGTATAGTGTAACGAAGTTATCTTCGGCTTTTTTAGGCATGGATTTTAAATAAAAAAGCCCCTACAAAACACAAGCAGACCGACCAAGGAGAGCATTATGAATGTAAGGGCTAGGTTAATTTCGTGTTTCATTGGTCGGTCTGTATATTGTGTATGCAATATAAGGAAAATTATTCAATCATATCGGTTATTGGCCGTAGATATTCGTTTATAATTATGGTGGTTGAGTTTAGAAATAAACCGGAACGCAATCAGGTGACTACGTTCCGGCATCTCCTAAAACAATCAGCCATGAACGTTGTTAGGAGGGAGTCGGCCTCCGAACCGACATCCAAATTTAACTGTTTTCATCCTTATTAAAAAATAAATCGTTCTGTAAATCGGTATAGGCGTCATTTATTCTATCAATAAACATGGCATAAGATGCGCCAACTACCCCAACCTCTTTGATACCATCGTCAATTACAACATCAATAATTTGTTTATGATGATATTCTATCATTACCAATTGGCTTTTCGTTTGCTTTTTTACGGCTTCTTTTTTAGCTGCCAAATCCTTTTTTGCGTGTGCGGTTTGCTGCTCTTTTTCAATTCTAATTACATCGTCAACCAATGCTTTTACATCGATCAACTGCAACTCGCTAACTTCTGTCCCCGAAAGTATATCTATATCGATTTGGCCTTTTTCTTTTAGCGTGGCAACGTGTTTGTTGTATTCATCCAAACGGGTCAAAGCGTCTTCGCGTTCTTTTAATGCTGCTTCCCTTTTGGCTAAATCAGCGGCTTTGGTTTTGGCTGTTGCTGCTTCTTGAATCTGTTTTGCCTCGGCTACCTCTTCTTGTTTTATTTCCTTTTTACGGATGGTTACGGCTGTTCTGAGTTTCTTTTTAATGTCGGAAATGTGGCTGCTTAATCCGTGAATCGATTCCCTCGACAACTCAATTGAATCGTATGTTATTCCAGAAATTTCATCAGAAATTGATTCCAACTTTAAATCCTTTTCTGCCTTTTTGATTCTTTCACTGATATTGTGCATTGTCTCGTTTAAGCTTTCTTTTATATTATCAACCTTCTCTTTTTCAGCCCACAATTCAGCTTGTTGAATTTTCTCCCTTAAATCGGGCAACTTGTTTTCAATTTCTTCAAGTTGTTGCCTTGCATCAAATTCAAGTTCTTCAAAATCACCTTTTTCAACTTTGGCTTTGTATTCTTCAATGGTTTCGATTATTTCTTTCAGTTGTTCAGGTGTTTTGCAGTTGGCGAAGTGGTGATAAAACCCATTTCTAAAGGTTGCAATTGCCTCCTGTAGCAATCTAACCCGGCTTTCTTCTGCCTCTTTTTTCAGCCTTTTATCCTCTTCGGTTTTGTCCTCAATAATTTTGATTTGCTTGTCAATAGCTATTTCAATTGGCATTAAAATATTCACTAATGATTCGCAATAATCTTTATCCTGTCGCTTGGCTTCATTCAACGTTTTGGTGTTGTGCTTTTCCAGATTTTGAATAGCATACCGATACTCTCGGATGTGTTTACGGGCTGCTATGCCAGCTTTCAAATTATCCTTTTTTACGATTAGATTCTTGTATTTGTTTGCAATATTGGACATCAATTCTTTACTTTTTTCAATGTCCTGCAACACAATTCGTTCACCGCTATTTTCTTCTAGCAGTGTTCGTACTGATTTATTAAGCAACAATTCGTCCTGAGTTGTGGCTAAAGCGGTCTCATCTTCCATTTGTTTATTTCGTTTTTATAGTGAAAATAATTATCAAATATGCTGCCCCTTACTTCGAACAGTTTTTGGTGGTGTGGAAATTCTGCAATAAATAACCGCATATACCCGGCAACATAATTGTTGTTTAACTTTTTCGACTGACCGTCCCTTAACATTAGTTTGTACCTGACGCGCTCAATTATTGTCCGGGGGCTTATTGGTTGTCCCTTTTTTACTTTGCCGATTATGGCTAACATATAGTTCCTAAAAAGGGTGTAAACCTCAAAGTTGCCGTGGTGGTAGTTAATGAAATCCTGAACCTTTGGTGGAATCGGGAAATCAATTAAGTCCTGTTCTACTCTACCCATATCCAAAGCTCATTAATGTGGTCGTGGCTATGATGTTTAATAGTTATTTTATTGTTTTCCTTCTTCTTTAATTCTTCCGTTAATTCACCGAGTGTATAGGCACAATAAATATCTATGTTCCTATAATTGCTATTTGTTTTGTGGGTTGCTTGAATCGAAAGCTTTGTTGCGCCCCCTTCGTACTGTTCGGATGTAAACCGAGTGGTGTAAATGTTTTCTGGAAGTACTTCAAATTGCAGTTCTGTCTTATCAAGACACTTATTAATCTCAATGGCTAAAGTTTTCTTTGTCATTCTCATGGCTAATTGTTTTAAAGTTCGTTGGTAAAACTAAACTTTTATAATTTAATGCGCAAGTATTTTGGTGGTTTTATTTTGGTTGCTGCATGAAATCATACTTATCATACATTTTTATTTTTGCTTTGACGGCCTTTATTGCCAGCCGAATTTCCCTGTCGAGTTGCGAGTGCATTTCAATATCTGGTCGCACCCTATAAATAAAGGGTTTCATTCCGGGGTAATAACTCATAAAATCCCACCATTTGCGGCCCGTGTACAGTAATTGGCCCTGTACTTGCCATCTGTATCCGTTGGGTAAATTATTGTTTTCTATGTAGTTGATATGAGTTTTCTTTTTGGGGCACTTTATTTCCACGCCTCCGTCTTGCCCCACTAAACCGTCTACACTAATGCCTACCCATTGGTCGAGGTTGCTTCCAGGTAAACAGAAACCAACTTCTTCAACTTCCAATTCAAATATCGATTCATATTCTTGCCGGGCTTTTGGTTCAACGTCC